GTTGGCGGCATGGCCTATAAATCCGTCGATTGTAGATTCCCAAACTTGGGAAGAAGTTTTTTTTCCACCTTCCGCTGCTTTCCCAGGGGCGTGTAATCCGAGCCCCAACTCTTTTGTCTTCCTTCCCCCCTTGGGCCCACCGATTTTACCACCTTTCTTTCCATCCTCCGTCATTTTCTCGGCGGACCTTCCGCAAAAACCTGTCTTATTGTCCCTGTGGTTGCCTCCGCTTACTTTCCCACCGATTTTTCCTCCAATCCTTCCCCCTCTCGCACAAGATTCCGAGGACAACATTCCTCCAACATTCTCATTCAGGCATAACGGGTTGTTGATGTCTGGGGATATAAGTCTTTTTTCAACCTCGCTCGCTTCGCCCAAGGACTCAAAAAACTCTAAAAGTTGGACTCTGGGCGTGTAGAACTCCCACAACCAGGCGTGAGTTACCGGACTTCCTAAATATTCTTCCCCATAGTTTTTCTCTTTATGGACTCCCCAGTACCAATGAGGAATCTCCTCAAAAGTTATTTTGTATGTGTAGATTCGGGGAGTCATTACAAAAAATCCTCTGAAAGATTATACCTCCAGAGGACATTAATAAACTGTTTTTGAAGAAAAATCAGGAGAACATTGAACGCTTGAGGGCTTCTACGTAATCAACTTTGCCCTCGGATTGCTCAACCATCTGGAGAGCCTTTGCGTGGGGATCCAGATCCTGCTCAGAGTACTGGAAGGTGCCACCGGCAACTTCACCGAAGGAAACCATCGGAGGCAACTTGGCAAGCAGACCCAGTAGTCTGGTGGCAGCAGTTTCACCCTCGGAGAACTCCAGAGTACCAAACTCCAGACCTTCGCAGTAGCTAAGGAGCTCTTCCTGAGGCATTACGCCGTCAGTCAGGCGACCTTCCTCGTAGAGACCTTCCACGAAGTTATGGATCTTGCTCTTACGGTTGGCAATCTCCTTCTCCATGTACATGCGCTGAAGCTCAGCATGCTCAGCCTTCAGCTTGTCCAACTCGGCCTTCATTTTCTCAGCCATGTCGAGACCCATAGGACGAGGGTTGTTCATAGAACCCATTCCGTAGTTCATATCACCACAAGAGTGGTCCACGGTGTCCTCTTCGCCTTCGGCGTGGTCGGCAACTGCTTTGGAAACCTTAACCTTGCCGCCTTCTTCGTCGTCCATCTCTTCGTAGGTGGAACCGTATCCCGTCGGGGTGTGAGGATCTTCGCACTCACCGTGCTCTTCGGAATAAGCGCCACTAGGTCCAACGGTTTCAGCTGGATCGTCAACCGTATCCATAGCACCGGTAGTTAGTTGCTTCTCCTTGGACTTTTTCTCGCCACGGGTTTCAGCATAAGCACCGTCAGGACCCACGGTTTCGGCGGCTTCGTCGGGATCGTCCATGCCACCGGGGGTGAGCATCTTGTGCTTGGAGGTCTTACCGGCACCTTCGCCGAAATCAGCATCCTCTTCCTCAGCAAAGGCGTGAGTGACAGGTCCACCCACTGGGCTCTTGCGGCCATCGCTGGAGGTTTGACGCATGACGCGCATGTTCTTGTCGCTCATTACGTTAGTAACGTCGACTGCAAACACCTCGTCATCGGGCATTTCCTCGGTTTCCACAGGGATTTTTGTCTCTGTCTCTTTGCGACCGTAGGGATCAGTACCTTCGGAGATTTGAGGGCGACTTGTCTCGGGGTACTCGTCAGTAGCGAGGTCATACTGGTCATCGTTATGAACTTTGTCATAACCATCTTCTTGCTGACCTGCCCAACGACCGGTATCGCCTTTTCCGAACTCACCGGACTTGGCGGTCTTCTTGCGATCTTCTTCCTGCTCGGAACTCTTCGCTGTATGTTCGCGATCTTCGTCTTGCTCGCTGCTCTTGGCAGTCTTAAATCTACCGGTGTCGCCACTTGGTCCTTCTTTAGCGACGGCCATACGTTGAGCGTAACCGTCGGAGTCAGAGCGGGCGGTTTCGTCACGACCGAAAGGCTCAGCGTGATCCATGGATTTGTCGCCAGCGTACTTACGCTTGCCCATGGATTTTTCCATGCTGTCGGACTCGTCACGACGGTCTTTCATGGATTGTTTCTTGGTGGACTCTTTGCCGTCCTTGGCGCCAAGGCTCTCATCGAGGCGATCGCCGTAGCCTTGCTTGTACTCTTTGTGATCGTCGGACAATTTCTTGTCATCCATTTTCATAAGCTCACCGGTTTCATGGGCTTCGCCCTTCTTACCTTCCTTGAGCTGACGCTTACGCTCGAGACCACGGTCAGCGGCTTCCTTGCGTTCAGCAGTGGACTCTTTGTGTGCTTCCTCGTAGACGTTTTCTACGACTTGCATGACTTGGCCGTGGGCACCCTTAGCGTGCTTCCGGCTGATTTTTCCTTTTTCCATAAATTCCTCTTCCGGAAATTGAGTTTCGAGGTCAGCCGTTTGCTGAGCAATTTCAGTACTTTTGCGACCCACGTTATTTGAATGTTCTGTAAATTGTGCGGCGTCTGGGTTTGCCATTTGAGATGCTTCAGGTTGCTCGGTCACAGAGGACTCCGCAGCATCGCCCAGTTGTTTGGCGGTTTGATCCTCCTGGCTTGTTTGGAGTTCTTGAACCGCACTCGAGACGTCCTCTCGGACTTCATCAAGCTTTTCCCGAAGCATCTCGAGAGGACTTTTTTCCACTATTAGTGTGGGTCCAAGTTCCTCATCAAAAATATCCGAGGGTGAAAGGGTCACGGCAAAGTCGTACACGCCCTCCTCTTCAGCAAAAGAAAAAGGCTCTAAACCTTTCACTGCCGGAGGCGAAGCCCCCAGCAAAGCGAGGTGACGAGCTGTCCACTTGCCTTTGTGTGGATTGATTGCTGAATCAGGGGAATAGAAAGAAATGGAAACCTTGCGGTAATGTCCATCTTTCACCAAATCGCGGGCTGTGTCTGTAAAAGCAACATCCGCGTAAAGGTTAGACCCTTGCTTAGAGAAACCCTGAATCCATCCATAGGCAGGTGTGCTGTCATTGTCACCTGCGTGACCGATAACAAGCGGAGCCTCGTGAATGGTTGGGTTGTATGTGTCAATAACTTGCTGAAGATCTTTTTCAGAGAATTTTCTCTGAACACCTTGAGCTGAAGTTTGATCACCCGCCTTAAAGACGTGAATACGTTTCTGAAACACCGTGTTTATAGATGACCCATTGTGTTGGTTTTACCCTTCTTTCCTTGACATTGCTACTGCCTCATCCTCAGTGACTATCTCGTCCCCAAAAGGTTTCTTTTCTTCTTCTTCGTCTTCTCCGAGTAACTCTTCGAGAGTCATTTGCGGAACGTCGCCGCCTTCCTCAGAAATTTCCTGATCAAGGATACCCATTAGTTCTTCTTCAGCGGAAGGGTTTGCGTTTGCTGCCGCTTGGGACTCTTCAGGAGTTGCCCCTGCAGGTTCATCCATCACGTTTGATGCTGCTTGTAAATCCTGCGCTGCTGCCTCCTTTGCTCCCTCCTCATTTCCGAATATAGACCCAAATAAATCTTGATCCTCTTGAGGGTCGAATTTTGTTGGGGCTCCAGGTTCTCCTTCTTCTTTCTTTTCCTCCAACTCCACACGGAAGTGTCGTTCGATCCACTCTTTCCTGGGTGTAAATCCTGACTGAATGAGAAGTGACAAGTCGGGAACTGAAATGGGAGATTCCTCAATCCGGAACTCTCGAGTCAACACTGGAGCAGCAACATCTGTACCGAAGTTAAGATCGACGATCCATCTAACCAGACTTTGAGTCAGTGTGTGCGAAAGCATTTCTGACATTTCGCTCGCACGAACAACACGGATAATGTTCGCAACTTGAGAAGATGCCCGAGACCCTGCTTCTGCCCTACCTGCTTCGTCTTCCCCACAAACCACCAACGAGACTTCTTTGTCAATATAGTCAATAAGGTTCTTGAAAACCTCAGGAGAACCAGAAGGAACTACGAACTCAAGTTCGTAACCCTCCGGCAGAATCATTGCGGTTTCCTGAGAAAGATTGGACAGGTGACTGTAGAGAGTATCCAGTTCTCGAGTGCTCGCTGAGAGCGGTGCTTTTGCCACAGCTGTCGGTGTCGCGTAACGGTCACCGAAAAGGACATAAGATTCGATGGCACGTCGTCTAAACTTGACAAGAGGATAAAGAATCCGACCGAGAGCAGAACCGTATGGATCGCCGTTGTGTTGAACGTAGTAGCGATTGAGGATGAACTTTCTCTGGGGGAGTTCTACGCCTTCGAACATACGGTTGTACGTGAGGCAACGCATTGTAAACCCTGTTTCGGCATCCTCTGACTCCTGGAAAACAAAACGACGTTGATCTCGCATACGGACGTCATAAGGTATGACACCACGCTTTGTCTTCTTCCACATTACTTCGCCGACAGAGAAACCAACTATCATGGACTCCGCCATTCCTTTATAGATGTCGTCCAGAGGCATTTCTTCTAGTACCTCCGCCACAAAATCTCGGACCGCTAGGTCCCCTGGTTTGTCTGAATATTCTTGAACGTACCAGGGTCGCGAAGTTACTTCCTGCATCAACTTGCTGAAGCAACCTTGCACTTGCTCGTCTTGAAGCAGTCTCTGGTAGACTACTAGAGCACGGTTTCCGCCTTTAGCAAGCAGAAGTTCGTCATTAGGGCGCAATATTGTATTTCCCTGACCCGTGAAGGGTGAGGAGGAACCAAACATGTACAATGCGCTAAGATTGTACGGATCGGAAGTATATTTTGCTACTTCGCCTGTCGGAACTGGCGCCGTCTGGAATCTTTTTGCCATTAAGCGAACCTCGCTACGAATCCTTTATGTTGTTTAGTTTTAGATAGTGCTTCAGGTAGTTCACTCAGAGACAAGGCACTTTTAAGTATTTTACCCTTCGCACTCCCTCTGTAAATCGCGAAGCGATT